AACAGATGATGTTGCTATAGGTGGAGACGCAGCAGTAACAGGAACTATTAATGGCGTAGGTATTAATGTAATTGAAACAGGAAGTATTCTTGTAAGTAATGATGGTGGTACAGGAACTATTAGTGCTGCTGTAAGAAATACAGGTTTTGGTTTTGAAGTTTTTGATGACTTAACATCTGGTGACGATAATACAGGAGTGGGGCGTAAAGCGTTAACTAAACTTACAACAGGAGGTGGCAATACAGCAGCGGGTTCAGGAAGTTTAGCAACTAATATATCTGGAGATAGTAATACTGCTTTTGGTGTAGGCACGTTAACTGTTAATACAGCATCAAACAATACTGCAATAGGAGCTAGTGCTTTAACAGCAAATACTACAGGCGCTAGTAATGTTGCGGTTGGTGCTAATGCTTTAGACGCAAGTGTAGATAAAAATTACAATGTCGCAATAGGAGTCAATGCTCTTGGCGTACAAACAGGTGATTGTTACAGCACAGCCGTAGGCGATGCAGCAATGCAAGCAAATACAACAGGTGCGTACAATGTAGCCGTTGGAAGACTTGCTCTTGGTGCAAACACCACAGCAGCTAATAACACAGCGTTGGGCTATAGTGCTTTATCAGCAAATACTACAGGTACTCAAAATGTCTCTGTTGGTGCTTTAGCTTTAGATGCTAATACAACGACAAGTGATAGTGTTGCTATTGGTTATGCCGCTTTAACTACAGCAACAATAGGAAGTAATACAGCAGTTGGTTCAGAAGCTATGCAATTTACTACAACAGGTTCTAGTAATGTTGGTATAGGTTTACAGTCTTTAAGAGCAAACACCACAGGTGCTTCAAACACAGCAGTGGGTGCTTCCGCTTTAATAGCAAACACCACAGGCGGTAATAACGTAGCAGTTGGTGCTTTAGCACTAGATGCTTGTACTACAGGTGGAAGCAACGTAGCCATAGGACCAAGTGCTTTATCTGCCAGTACGACA